TGACATCAATACCTGTCCTCCGATTCAATTAGTTACTCAGAGACGGGAGCTAACGTGAAAAAGAATTGGTCACAGTGGACCATCTACTTGAATCCTAATAGCCTGCAAAATTGGGGCTTTGGTATCAACTACTATCACGAATATGAATCAACACCATTTGTGATACTTGCTAGAATTTGTCAGATAGATTTGGTATTCTTCAACATTACAATTACACGATGGGAAAAAGCGAAGTGGCTATAGATATCATAGAGCTGTTAGTCAAAGCTCTTCACGAGAAAGAGAACAAGCGTGGCAGGTCCACGCAGGTACAGATAGGTCCATCAGAACTTGGTGGCTGTCGACGCAAGGTTTGGTATCGGTTGAATGGTCAACCTGAAACCAATGACAACGAGATAAAACTCGCAGCGATTATGGGGACTGCCATTCACGCTGCAATAGAGAATGCACTTGCAGAGAATCAAGAGGTCCTTCTGGAGAAGACCGTTGAGTTTGACGGTATGAAGGCCCACGTTGATTGCTTCATTCCTGGGACAGGAGATGTCGTTGACTGGAAGACTACGAAAGTCAAGAACCTTTCTTACTTTCCGTCAGAACAGCAACGCTGGCAAGTACAAGTCTATGGCTACCTGATCTCTAAGTCTGGCTTGGGGAAGGTCCAGAACGTGAACCTAGTAGCTATACCTCGTGACGGAGATGAGCGAGATATTCTTGTTCACTCCGAGCCATATGACGAGGCCATCGCACTAGAGGCTCTGAATTGGTTAGCAGCGATTCGGACTATGACTGACGCTCCTGCGCCCGAAAGGCACGAGAGCTACTGTCAGAGCTACTGCAAATTCTATGATGCCTCTGGTGAGATGGGATGCGTTGGTATAAAAAAAGGACTTACCAAGTCTGAGTTACCTCAGCTTGATGACTTCGAGGCTGCGATGGATGCACTGCATTACACGCAGGTAGACACCGAAATAAAAACATTAGAAGAAAAGCGACAAAGAAGCAGTGGAGAAAGCACTAGGCTTCGTGCCGATGAAACAAGGGAAGGAAAGCGCAAGGCTTTCCATCAAAAAGACTGGAGATAAATAATGGCTGCACCAGAATCAACAAAGTTCCAGGTGAACTTCAAAGCACCAGATGGAACTCTTATCAATTTGTACGCTGCGAATAAGGAAGAACTTGAGGCGCTGTTATCCACAGCGCAGGACTTTTCTGCCCTCATTGGAAGCGTTAGCCAATCATTCTCAGGCGCTAGAGTTGCTGCGCCCGTATCAAGTGCTGCGCCAGTAGCATCTGCACCTGCACCAACTATTGCTCCTGTTGGGTCAGGTAACTTCTGTAAGCACGGACCAATGGCTTACAAAGAAGGTGTAAGTGCTAAGGGTCCTTGGAAAGGTTATATGTGTAGCGCACCAAAGGGTGCTACAGATAAGTGCCAAACTATCTGGGTCCGATGACCCAATGCGAGAGCCTCGTGAATTCGAGGATCCTCTCTGCGCTCAAACAGGTGGAGACTTTTGGTTTCCCGAAAAGGGAGACTCAAGGTCATACGAACTCATATACGCACGAAGTATATGTAACAACTGTATCCATCAAAGTGAGTGTGCAGAATGGGGTATCCATAACGAACGTTACGGAATCTGGGGTGGCCTTACAGAGTGGGACAGAAAACAGCTAAGAAGAATAAATAAGATAGAAGTACGACGGGAGGAAAGTGCTTAGGTTAGACCGCGCTTGGAAGTCTGCCCATACATTGGCGCAGCCACTTCCGACTGTGTGGAAAGACCTAGATGCTAAAGGCATAAAGTTTCGGCGTGGTCAAGTGTGTATGGTTGCCGCTGCACCTAACGCTGGAAAGTCTATGTTCGCTCTTGTGTACGCTATCAAGGCCAAGGTGCCTACTCTGTTCTTTTCTGCAGATACCGATACTGCTACGGTGATGTTGCGTGCTGCAGCACATCTAGCAGGTCACACCCAAGAAACTGTAGAGAATCAAATGAGTATCAACCCTGATGCTTATGAAGAAAATCTACAGGCTATATCACACATACAGTGGGTCTTTGATTCATCACCAAACCTTGATGATATTGAGGCAGAGGTAAAGGCTTACATTGAACTCTATGGCATCGCACCACAGTTGATAGTCGTAGATAACCTGATGAATGTCATCGCTGAATCTGATAATGAGTGGGCAGGCTTACGCCAGATAATGGTGGAGCTACACGATATGGCACGCAAGACAGAAGCCTGTGTCGTTGTTCTGCATCACGTATCAGAACAGACTGAGTACGGAACTATGACTGAGCCACCGCACCGACGAGCAATCCAGGGTAAGGTATCTCAACTACCAGCTCTGATACTCACGCTGGGTTACAACCCGTTTGAGCATACGCTTAGGGTTGCAGCCGTAAAGAATCGTTTCGGAAAGCATTCAGTTGATGGCAAGGATTGGGCAGGTTTATTCGTAAACTTTGCTACCTGCCAGATATCTGACGCTGATGCTTACGGCAGGATGGTCTATAACTCTAACTTAGCGAGGGCTTTGTGAGTTCATACAATAAGCAAAAGGGTTCCAAGTTTGAGACGGATGTAATGAAATACTTGAGGAAACTTGGACACTTTGCTGAGCGCCTAGCCAAGGCGGGATCTAATGATGAAGGTGACATCGTTACCATAATCGCAGGTCAGACCTATATTCTGGAGTGTAAGAACCGTAAGTCAATCAATCTTCCGCAGTTCTGGGCAGAAGCTCAGACTGAGGCAGCCAACTATGCGAAGGCTCGTGGACTACCCGTCAACCCACCAGCCTTCGTCATAGTCAAACGCAGACAACACGGAGTAGAGAAGGCTTGGGTAATCCAAGACCTAGACCAATGGTTACAAGATAGGAGTAAGTGATGCCAGTACCTAATGGACAGATAACAAGTAGCAACATCTGGAAAGTAGAAGATGTACCACTACCAGAGGAACCAACTGAGGTAGAAGAGAAGGAAGAAGAAAGAGAAGACTAATGATTTGCAGTAGCTGTAGTTGGGCAGGTCATCACAACACCATTGGTAAGACTGACCTAGCCAAAGAGTTTCACGAGAAGTGTGAAGGAGACTGCGGATGCCAGCACAAGACTGGTCCAGGGTGGTTCGTGCGAAGAGGTCAAAGACCAACTCAGATGCAAACTCAGTCTCCATAGCAGATGTAGTAAGACACTTCGGAGGAGAAGTGAAAGAGGGACGCAACGTCTCAGTGCGTTGCTGTATGCACGATGACTCTCGCAAGAGTGCAGTCATAGATACATACAACAACTTGTATTACTGTCACACCTGTGGCAAGGGTGGCAATGCAGTCAATGTCATAATGGAATTAGAGAATGTGGGGTTCAAAGATGCTCTCGCAAGAGCAGGCGAAATCGTTACAGGAGGCGGCTCACCATTACGCGGAGGCAATAAGCGACGAGGCTCTAGCTTATCTCGCAGGACGTGGAATATCTGAAGAGGTAGCAGCTCGCTACCGATTAGGAACTATTACAGATCCGATAGAGGGACATCAAGGATATGAGGGTTGGATTTCCATACCCTACTTCACCGCTTTAGATTTATGTGTAGGCTTCAAGTTCCGCAGGCTTGATGATGGCAAGCCAAAGTATGGCTCACCAGTAGGGCAGAAGACTCACCTGTTCAATGTTGTAGCTACAATGTCTGCAACCAAGAGCATCGTCATCTGTGAAGGTGAGTTCGATGCGATTATTATGGATGCAGTCTGTGGTGTACCAGCAGTAGGAGTACCTGGAGTAGCGGCGTGGAAACCTTTCTATCCCAAACTATTCGGTGGCTTTGATGTTGTGTATATTCTCGGAGACAATGATGTGAAAGATGATGGTGAATGGAAAAGAAGCAACAGCCAACCTAGTAGGAGGAGCAAAGTGAGTGAGCAAGAAAAAGGATCTCCAAGAGGCAGCCAGATTATTGATGGATATGGGGATGATAATAGTCTCGATAGATTACAAGGCTGGTACGATAACCTGTCGCCTGATACCAACAAGAGAGTAGATGATGAGTTCATCGCAGATATCTGGCGAGTCCTTGACACAGCAGGAAATCTGCTCATCCGCAAGCATCACGATTACGGCCCGAAGAACATCGCTCACAGTCCAGGTGGCCCACTCAATGGACTCCGAGTGCGGATGTGGGACAAGGTGGCTCGCATCAATAACCTCCTCGATAGCAAAGTCTCTCCCAGCAACGAGTCCCTCCGCGACTCTTTCATAGACTTGCTGAACTATTCTGCCATTGCAATTATGGTGCTTGATAAGAAGTGGCCTGAACTACCCAATGACTAATACATACGCATTTCCTAATGGAGATGAGATTCCTATAGAGCACTATAAATACATAGTGAAGTTTACCCGTAATCAACTTGCTAATAACTTAGAGCAAGAGGCTCGTAACGCAATGATAAGTGACGAGTACAACTTCAATGACACAGCGGTTCGTGCTAAAACTTTCTATCTTGCTGCTCAAATTATCAGAGGTAAGAATGACTGAGAAGTATTCGTGGTACAAGGCAGAGCAACGCCGCAAACAAATCGCTAAAAAGAAACGTGACAAGGCTGACCGATACGTAGAAGAGATGAATAAGAGAGCCAATGACAGAAACACACCCATCAGCTCCTGATATAGTCTTTAGCGTAGCTAGAACTATCTTCAGTAGATACCGCAACTTTGTTGAGCGAGAAGATGTAGTTCAAGAGTGCTGGTCGTGGTATTACTCACGAGCAGAACACTTCAACCAATTACTATCGGAAGAGAACACAGTCCAGCGAGTCATCAACGAGAAGCGTATGGCGTGGCAGATGAAGCGTCACGCAGAACGCTACGCTCGCAGGGAGAAGGCTACTCGTAGCGGATATAAACTTACCGATGAAGCCTTCTACGATACTGTCGTCATAGCCCAACTTCTTCCCCACGTTATCGCCTCCGTTGTAGATAACACAGTATTAGAACAGGCTCAAAACCTCATCAACGATGGGCAACCAAAGAAGCAGTCTGCTCCTGCTGAAGGTGGCAACCTGCTCGCCACGCTCATTGACATCAAGAAGGCTTACCTCAAACTAGATGTGATGGACAAAGATATTCTCATCAAGAGATACCACGAGAACCTTACTCTCCAAGAGTTAGCTACCTACCTAGAGTGTGCTACCTCTACTGCCGATCGTAGATGTCAGAACTCTCTACGCAGATTACAGAATAATCTTGGTGGCGAAAGTCCTTATCAGTGATATATCAATACAAGTGTCCGACCTGTCAGCTAACCTCCGAAGTTGATAGGTCTATCCACGCTGACTCCTCAGTAGTGGTGAGGCTTAGCCCTTTTCCAATGGCTAAGAGCTTTACAAGGTGATCCATAACGCTTGTCAATGTAACGTAAGCCTCGCAGTATTTGGAGTGAAGGCTCTCGACTTCTCTCTCCAAGCATCTGAGCGATGCCTCTAGCTGAGCTAGTTGGGTTCTGTGCGTAGTGGTCAAACCTACTTTCACGGGTCCAAAGGGTGTTGAGGCACGTCCATTCTCGTCCTCTCCAACCAAACGCAACCCACGCGTATTGCTTTGCCAGCTTCCTGTTCTCATTCTTCTCCTCCCACGTTGCCTTCGTCCTGCTCATCTGTGTTGGCTTGTTTAGGTCTATATGAACTGTCTTGTCTATGTGTAGGTAGGTGAAGACTAATGTCAGTACGGGTAGTGCCACTAATGTCCAGCCACTTCTTGCCTTCAGCTTCATCTCTCGCCCTCTCCTCTTCTAATAGTCGAGCGTAATCGTCAGGGTGAAGTTTCTTCAGCCTAGACAAAGCTCGATCTCTTATCCTTCGGTAGTTGCGTTGGCGAACTGCCTCTCTGAGGGCAGTATCCACCCTTCTATCTATCTCGTTCATTGAGCTTATGCTCCCATACAATTAGAATATAAACAAGGATACAGACTATCACTACGCCCAAGAGTATCATCGCCCTCTCTCCCTCTCGCTCGTAATCGTAGCCAGCACGAGGGCAGTAACTTCTATCTTGTCGGTGACTAACACGGGGTCTTCCCCATTACTCTCGTCCCACACTGATACAAAGATAGAGTTATCTAAGCCTCGTCTAAACCACTCCACCGCATCGGTTACGCTCGCTCCTCCCCACGCAATATCTCCTTTGCGGTCCATTACCTCATAAAAGTTGATGAGTTTCATACCTCGCCCTTCTTTACTTCTCTGATGAGATTATTTACTGCGCTAATCGCGCCTCGAAACTCATAGACAGAGGTATCTGCTCCGTCTTGTTGCTTTAGTAACTTGCGTAGATACTTACGATACCCCTCTAGGTGTGTAAGCATCGCCTCTCTTTCTATTGTATTACTCACTTGCCTTCTCCTCCTTGTAGTTGATTAGGTTGATTTCGTTCAGGGCATTGACCATACGGATCAGGTTAGCCCCTGCCTCTTTCGCGTTGCCCTCTGTCATCTGCTGGATAGCCAGCTTCTGACATAGGTCTGCCTTAGCTTGATAGTATTCCTTGTTCATCTAATCCAATTCCTTTCGCCGTGCGTATCGCAGTCAAAAGAAATCAACTGCTCTTTCTCATCAGGGTAGGCTAGTTCTATTCCACAATTAGAACATACCCACCACACGCCCTCTTTCACTAGCGTATGGTCTTTAGTCCAACCACAGACATCAACACAAGCGCACTCCATTACTTTGTTCATTTACTTTCCTCCTCTTGTCGTAGTAAGTCATCTATTTCAGGCAGGTATCTACCTGCCTTCTCGCTCTCCTCCCCACACGGGGTTTCAGCGTGCTTCATCAGCGTTCTATCTGAGAAGCTCCACCCACACACGCCACACTTAGGCATATGGACACCGCCTCTTGTGGTGTTCCATTATGTCGCGTTCGCAAGAACAACAGACCAACCTTCCCTTCTCGTTCTTGATGTAGTTCATACGCTCGCCCCCTCGCAGTCGTGTTGATAGACACCGCAGACTAAGCAGATGTCAGAGCAGACATAGCAATATAGCGTTCCCGATATATCTGTCACCATATCTTCGGTATGGCTATCCTCTTTACATATATGGCAGGTTGAATACTCACGCATTGACAGTCTCCTCATCTACTATCCAATTAGCCACGCTTTCAATAGCGTCCTGAACTGTGTGATAGACCTCGCCTGTGTAGTCGTTATTTATTTCATCATAGACTTCAAACCAAGAGTTGTTGATCCACTCTCCTCCAGCTTTGTCTATCTTGGCTAGGTCTTTGTCGTTCTTTATGCCAGCATTTACCAAGTCGTCACAGTATCTAATCACTTGGTTTTTGTAGTGAATACGCATCTCACCTACGCAGGTAACACTGTATTCCCTGTCCTCATAAGTAAGGTAGGCGACATTGTTACTGTCATACCAAGTATAGAAAGCACTATCTTGGCGGTCTTTTCGGTGAGCGTCATCGTCTAGTATCTCCAGCTCTACGCCCTTTGGCAATTTATATTTCATCTTAGGCACGATCTCCCTCCCTCTCGTT